CTGCATATTCTTCTATTCCAGTATACTTGAATAAAAATTCTTTGATTACGACATGATAAGGTTTTACTTCGTTGATATATCCCTCTAAGAATTCTTGATTATCTGATTGATACACTTCAATAGGAAGCAATTCGCGAATGGTGTGTGACACATCTACCAGCGAGGTCTTATTCAACCACGGCAAGAAGTTCTGTGATTCAGTGGTTTCGCTTTGGATATACTCAAACAGCAGAATCAACGATTTGTTTCGGTACTCGATTAGTTCATCAATGTAAATCTGCTCATTCAATGCACGTACAATATAGTATGTTTCTTGACTAGGATAAAGATCAAATGCCGTCGTGTCGAAGAAGTCTCCGCCAAAGCCTAATTTAGCAGCAGAATAGTCCCATAGATATGAACTAAATTGAATCGTTCCGTTTTCGAGGCCGATCCTGGTCCAGAATCTGGTCGAAGCGTCATAACGATATACTTCGAATTTACCAGCGCCATTTTGTTCAACTGTAACAATAGTACCGTCGACCACATTGCATAATGCAACAAGATCAGAATATAATGGAACTTGCGTGACAGACCGCGTATTGTTGCTGTATCCTTCGGCCCACCAGTTGACATATTCCCAATAATCAGGAGTATTGTAGAACTCACCGCTAGCAAATAAGAAGGATGCGTTTTCTCTTATTTCTGCGATAGGGAATTGAGCTAGAACAGAATTCGCGTATCCCAAATAGTTATTCAATGCAGCGAACCTATTATAGAAGAAACTCTGTCTTGGTCGAGCCAAGACACCGGACTGCACTGCCTTAGGTAAGTATGGATTCGGCACAACGCTCCCAGCATCATCGCATCCTGCAAGAGAGTCTAGCATTCTACTATACAGTCCCTTAGGAATTGAATTCTTCTGCACAGCTTCTGCTTGTAACGGTGATATAATCTCTCCTGATTGCGATAATGCAAAAGAAGGGAATCCAGGCAAGAAGTCATCTGGATAATTTTCTCTGATCAAAGTAAATTCTTGGTGAGAAACGTCGTTTCCGGTGCTCGTTCCGAATCCTACGTGAAATACCGAATCATTGGCATTGATATAACTGTCGCTATTGTATAGCGCAAAAGTATTGGGTAGAAGAGGTGCCATATAAGCGATACCGCTACTTAAAGGATTGGCGATGTAGGACGAAATCACCGAATCAGCCAGTGTTTTACCCTGTTGGTTGAATACTATTCCTGTATTTCTTACCCAAAAACAATATACCGGTACTGCTGAGTTAGTTGCGTTTAGAATTACACTGATAGAATATTGTGTAGTGTCTAGAGGCAATCCAGGACCAGTGTATTGGTTAGGCGGATTGAAACTCGCGACCCAAGTACACACTGCCACATCCGATCCCGGAAACAGTGCGCCCCAATACTTCGAATTGTAAACTACATCATTCTGGTGGTAATTTACCCAGCGAACGTTTGCAGTATTGAACCAAATTTTACCAATTTGCTCTGTTCCCCACTTATACCCGCTGACATCAGACAATGCCGAATTGTATCTTGCGGGGTCAACACTGCTCACAAAGTCGATGTTTTCTCTTACTGCACCCAATAACTTACCCTGCAATGGGTCCATATAATCTAAATTGATTAACGTATTATTGGTTTCTGCGCTAAACAATTGTGTATTCTGGATCTTCTCGATATCCACGACAGGGGCGGACTGTCGATAAGGAGTCCAATCTTTGATGCCAGATGCGTTACTATAGATCACGACTTGACCATCAGTCAGCGTAGGCAAGAAGTAAGGAGTACCGACCATTACAACGTTATTATTGAAGTCGATAGCAGTGCCGTAACGAGGTTCGTTGCCGTAGTTTTGATCAGTTGCATTTATACTCTGGGCATACACAAATGCACTGGGTTTGACTAAACTTTCATTATACTCGGTGAGCAAATCAAACATGTATACTGCACCGGCATTGGTATATGATTCTAGGAAACGAGTTGCATTATTATCAAACACAGTATCATCGTTATTATTCTCATCATCATCGAAATCAAAAGTAGTAGAAGTCCAGCGGGTGCCGACAGGGGCGGCGATCACAACCGAATCGAATTCATTAAATTTGATGGTCGAGCCGAACTGAGTTGCGCCTGCTTCGTGCGGGCAGTTGATGATCTGTGTTTCCGTGTAAAGTTGAATGCCAAGTTCATCTAACGTGCTTTGGTCAAACGCGCTAATCAGTAGCTTTTCGTTATATCGTGTTAATGCGCTATCTACAACTTGAATAATCAATCTGTTGTCAGTTGTCGCCGAGGCCTGCACGTTTGTTATGTTTGATAAATTAATCGCATCGGCAGTCGTTGTTGCATTGCCTGCATTCAATCGTACTAGATACCCATTGATCAATAGATTTCTAGGACCCAATACAGTACATGATGTGCTTCCGATAACCAAACCATATTTGGCGCCGCCGTTAGAGTAGCGGTATACTGCTCCTTCACGATTTTTAGTGTCAATCTCAAACGGTGACCCAACAAGAATGTCTGCGCCTTGTCTAGTCATGTCGATGTCGTAACCAAATTGAATATTGGTTCTATCGACAAAGCGTGAATTGAAGGTCTGTGATAGGTTGAATTGGTTATCGCTAACCTCAATGATATCGCCTGCTAGCAAGTATCCGCTGTAGAGTAACGTACTGCCGATAACTGCATAGTTGTTATCTTGCACTAACGTACCGTTAACATAAACATAAAGAGGATTTACTTGAACATATACAGAGAAGGAAAGTCCACTGCCATTTGTCAAAGGTACTATATCAGTAGTTGACCGTGAGGTCTTCAATGCAATTGTATTGCCAACAATGTTGGCAATATAATAAACAACATTGGGATCAATTCCAGTAAAGCCTAAATTAGATCCAGCAAATACAACCGGAGTATCTACTTCGAAGATATTCATAGCAGCATTGCATTGTATATAATTTGATACTACTGCATTAGCTGTACGAGCAGTTCCAGCTATCGGAGTCCAAGCTAATTGGAATGTGTGCGGCTGATAACTAACAGTTGTGTACTGAGATTCAAATGTTTGAACTGTCCGTTGCAGCACATAAGTAGTGCCCCAGTCGGTGATAGTTGCACTGTAGTCTTTATTGGGAGCACCTATTGCAAGAATATTGCCTGTGTTGTTAGTCGATAGTGATTTACCAAAACCGTCTGTGTTTGATAATCCATATAACGAACCGTTAATGACAGTTGATTGGCGATACGTAATTTGCATTGCGCTACCTGATCCAGTACCTGGACCAGTCGCAACAAAAGTGATACCTACTTTATTGTCGATTGCACCGATCGTAGTAAAGTCAGTGGTACCCACTTCAGTGATGTTATATGTTTCGCCTATAACGAAATATCCGGCATCAAGTAAGATTTGATCTTTACGATATACGTAAACTAGAGTATTTTCTGAATCTGCGATGTACAGCCAATTAGTGTCGGCAGATAATGCAACTTCATCAGCCCAATGTGTTGCTGAGAATGGTGCAAGGATCTTTTGATACAGTAGCAAGTCGTCTGATACGATGCTATTGTTTAGGGTATATATGTAAACCCAAACGTTGTTAGCAGCACCATCTGGTTTCGTGATGACGATAATGTCATCCTGGTGTATTATTTTTGAGCCGAACGAAGTGCCTTCTGACAAGACCTGCGGGTCAATGCCATATGTATCGTTCGTCGCATCATACATATATCGATAAACTTCACCTAATCCAGAATCACTGATCAAGTATCCAATACTAGCGGAGTGTGCCACCGCAGTACCGTAGGCTACTGCTGAAGTTTTTGTTAGTTCAGTGCTATATTGGTAGTTGATGCTCTTTCGATATACTGCCCAATCACCGTCATTGTTTTCATCTACCCATACTGTATTTTTGACAAATTCTGCTTCTAATAAGTCTAGAGAAGCGATGTCAGCACTTGTAGCAACACGCTGTGGAACAAATCTTAAGCCGATGCCCTGTCCTTGAAGTGATCCTTGACCAGATATGTCGCCACCAAAATTGATAATCACTTCATTGAGATTTACTAAGTCAGCAACAATATAGTAACCATCGACGTTGGGTGCGAAATTGACGATTGAGATAGGTTCTAGCCGCGTTAGATTGTGTGGTTCACTGAATGTAACCGTAGAAGTGCCATTCAAGTTGCTTCTTACTTGTATGACTTGCCCGATTGGTTTCCAAGAATAAATGCCCCACTTCTCTTTGAAGTTAGCCAGCCACATGTAATCCCGAACATAGAATTTTTGAATAGGAACAACCACGCCGTTTTGATCGACTGCGAACGGCAACCCTGCATAATAGTATGATGACATCTTGACATCGTTGAAATTCGCATATCCTGATGTTGGATAGAGGCTATTTGGGATGTTGTACGTGTCTGGATCAAGGGTAGCTAATATGTTTGGATCAGTGACTGATCTACCATAGTTAAACAGATTAGTCAACTCGACTTCTTGCATGGAACCAACTGTTGGCATCCCTGTAGTCAAGCTAACGATAGAAGGGTTGCCTGTTAACATTGTTTGGTTGACTCTGAACTCAACAAAGTTTTCATTCAATAACCCACCGTACTCACCTGACTGAATTGCCCAGTTTTCATATACATTGTAATCAATTCCACCTTGTGGAAGATTCGCGCCCTTGAACGCGTTAATTGCATTACGAGTGCCCATGTTACGAATCATGTTTTGATAAACGTTGACTTGTGTAACATCGGTTAAGTTGGCTAATGCAAGATAGTCGCGCGGCCTATATCCAATTAATGAATATGCAAGTAAATTAGAATCTTGCTCTAGGTTAGCTATGTCGCGATTATAATATAGGGTGCTTTCGTATGCGCGAGTCGATGCATTCGGTAACATGCCTTTTTGAATATCGTTATAGTCGATTTCCTTCCAGCTTAGTTCATTGAATAGCTGTGCTGGCTCAACGATCTTAAGTGCAGTCCAATATTTATTCTTATATTTTACGATAGAACCTTTGGTGTACTTGATTTCCCGAGACCATTCGGTAACATTATCTTGGTTAAGAATGAAGCCGTATGCATTAACCGTGCCGTCCCAGGCTGCACTCTTGGTTCCACTCACTTTGATACGGTTCTGACGAAGGCCAGTTACTAGATTATAAATTACATCATTGAATAAGGTTACATTATCAAATACGATACCGTGTTCGAAGTTGCTGAAGTTAAATTGTGCATATGATATCGTGTCACCTTGGTTCAATGCGTTTACAGTGAATTCCGTTCCCACCCGACTAACAGCCATGTCCGTTGCTTGTATTGGGTACAAATTCTGATTGAGGATGAAATTAATCTGTTGCATCGTTAACGGCTGTACGATAGAGGTTCCGGTATCGATTGACAATGTAGTTGCCGCTGGGTTGAGCGTAATTACACTGCCATTTTCCCAGCCAGTCTGTGCCCAATACAAGAACTCATATACCATTTGCGTCCAGTTAAGTTCAATACCGTTCTGAATTTCTGTGAACTTCATGCCTTTTGATTCTACCCAAGCACCATAGCTCAGTATAAATTGTGACACGTCTTGCGCGGTGTAGAACATGGTACCGTACGGAACAAGAGTTTCTGTTGTCTTATACGACGCTGTAGTTTTTACAGTGATGTCTGCAACAGCAGTGTATTCATAATTACCATTATCTAATGGATCAAGTATAGTAAAGTATGCAAAATTCTGTGAGTTACCATATACTTTCCAACCATTTGGAACTTGCTGGACAATAATACCAGTAAACATAAGTTTGTCAAATGGTTGATTGTCATATAATAATACAGAATAACTCTCATCTGGAATCAACAAAGAAGAATTCCGTGAGTTAGGGGTGCCTTTCTCGACATAGAAGTTGAGCAATGTTTTGTCACTATATCCAGCAAGTCGGTAGATCAACCTTACATCGAGATTGGAAAGTAGATCCTTGATATTTTGAGTTGCGTTTAGGCCAATTTGCTTCGCATAATCAACTATCCAGTTGATGTATGATGTTTTTGCGATGCCATCGCCGTAAATCTCTACGTCGCTAACTACTAGATGACTTCTATCGTTGACTAGATACTGTTCAAATTCAGTATTGTATTTGTAATTGTCGAGGTCAACACCTAGATTAAAGAAATCTGCTGGTCGAGTCAAAGCAAAGATTCTCATTACATCGAATGGAAATGAAGAACTGCGACGATATGAGAATTCTACTGGACCATCGTCTCCTACTTTCCAATCTTTCTGGAAAACATTTGGGTTGTAGTTGCCAACAATCGAGATTAACGGAGACAATAGGTTGCCAGCAGTATCAACTGGAATGATGTTTGATAGTCCCGGACGAGCTAGTTCAGGAATGATGTAGGAATTTCCGTTATTCCAAACATAACCGGCTTCTAGGTCAGCCCAAAGAATACCGTTGTCGCTTGTATACGGGGTTGGACCATATCGTTCTGTCCACCAGCTAGGTTCATCAACGAAGCCTAGCATTTCCCAAGGGGTCAAATTAGGAGTGGTTGTATCATAAAAATATTCATATGCACCTCTCCAGTACCCTTGATCGATCTGTGCCTTGTCTATCTTGTTGCTTGCACTTGTATAGTTGTAGGTATATTGATTGTTCTTATTATAAAGCTGGGTCTTGTAATTTAATCTATTTTGACCAACCCAGTTTAAGAATGATGGGGTATAAATTTCTAAGAATTCATTCCAAGTATAAGTTGGGTCTCTGAAATATCCAGGAATAACTTCATACCGTTGTATCGGAACTTCGGCGCTTAATTTAAGGTTGTTATAGACTCTTTTTTCAAATTCTAGTAGAGCTTGGTCTCTGAAATCGACGAGTACTTGAGTTTCAGGAATATAGGCTCCATACAACTTAGTATAAGAACCGTCATGTCCTTTAATAAAATAAGTAGGCTGCGAATAGTCAGAATCTAGTACTACGCCTGGGATCGAGGCGGGATACATTCCCAACTTAGTTGGAGTGTTGGGCACATAAGAGCCATATGTCTGATTGTATTCATTGATCGTTATTTGATCGTTTGGTTGTAGGTCGAGAGTAATAGTCAATGAAGGAGACTCGGTGCTAACTGTATAGTCAACCCCTTTGACCAATTGCCGTTGCACACGATTATTGTCTACGATGCGTGACAAATAAACGAGAACACCGTCATAGTTTGCTGTTTGAAAATTATATACTTTTGATAATGGATAGATCGTTGTGTCTAGTGTGTTGGCAAACGTATAAGTATTGGTACGGAATGCTGATTTGGCCGGAAGCATATCTGACCAGAAAAATGCTTGAATTTGACTTTTGGCATCAGTGATCTGATCTAATGCCATATCTAGAAGTTGAGCAGGTAGATATCTTTGCACAAGATCCATATTGTTAATAGTGTCAACAATCAATTGCTTATATTTGATGTATTCTCTGCTATTGAACAACAGTGCGTCAAACAGATTATAATTTTGCTTGCGCAAGAATGTACCCGGCAACACGAGTGACGCGGCGTTCTGAATAATCGCAGTGCCGTAGGGCACTAGATTTCCTAAATCTCTATAGTTATTTGAACCAAAGAGGTTACCTGTTGTGCCGGGAGCATTGATAAAGATATCGCGATACTGCGAACGTATGTCACCGATATTAGCTGTAGTAATATCTTCGTTCAGTGGATTGTTGTTCAAGTTAATTGGAATAGTGTAGTATGCAGTCTTGCTTACTTGATCACTAATGACTAGTACTTGAATAATAGTAGATTCCGTAGGAGTATCATTCAATACAATTTTAGTAGTGCTGTTGTCAACGGTAACGGTATACTTATCAGGGGTTTGGTAAACATTGTTGACGAACACTTGAACAGGAGTCCAGCCTGGATTAGCTAAACTCGGTGCGGGTAGCGCGGCAATATCACAAACATAGGTGTTCAGAGGGGTCGATGGGCGGAAAATATTAAATCCGAAATCAAATACCTGATACTGAGTAGAGGGAGCGATTGCCTTCTCCCAACCAAGCTGTCTGATGAAGGTTTCTCTACTGACGTAACTATATACATATCCGGTGTTGACTTGTTGCGTTATCGGCTCTGTTCCCGAAACATAACTAAACGTGTCTGAGTTAAGCGATACGTCAAAGCTAATATCACCTACGTTAGCTATCGAAGAATATCTTACCGGAAAACCCAACACAGGATCATCTGTGCCTGACCCGAGACCGTATGCGAACAACTTGCAGCCGCTAAATGATGTCCCTACATATACTTCAGGGTCGCCCAATGATACCCCGTTAGCATCGAATATATCGAAGTACGGTGCTTGATTAACTGTGACTTTTTGTTGTGCTTGATTCCAGATGATTCCGTCATAATAGAACGAAGTGCCTTGATATGTGTATCCGCGCAAGATTGCAATCTGATCATTGTTCTGGCACAACCCTTCTTCAGCTTCAGCAAGTGTGATAACCGATGGTTCACCGCTAGTGACTTCTGAGATATCTACTATATAAATTTTATTTCTAACATTGACGTCGGCGTCGGCAGAAAATACTATTCTAGCACCAGAAAACAGTCCATAGTTGTTGATGTTGAGATCAGAACCAGTTATCGATGCTCCAGTAGCTGATACAATCGTCGTTGCGTTTTCCCAACTCACTGTTAGTTCAGTGTTTAGTCCACTGGGCGTGATTGCCGTGATTTGAGTATTAGTGGGCAATACATTGGTCGTATCGGCGACGTACATACCGATTTGAAATTCACCAGTGATATCAGCAGTGGGAATGATGACTGTTGTGGTCGTAGCTGAAACTGCCGCACCAATCGTTCCGGTGTACTCAGTATAAACTTCTACATCTGGATAATAACTTTGAGTACCCGCAACAATTGACAATGCATCAGTGCAGCGGGTATCAATAAAATCAACTAATGGTTTGCCGTAAGTACCCGAATTGAATAACTTTAGGTTAGGATAAAATTCGATTATTGGGCGTCTTGCTTTGTTTGTCGCAGTAGCCAACACGTTGAGAATTTCAGGATTTTGATTATAGGTAGCAGTCGCTTGAATAACAGCAATGTGAAACCATCGATTGCTTCTTGACCATGCATTATTGTTTATGGAATTTCTAGCAATCGTGATGTAGTCTGGATCTGCCGGAATGTACAATCCAATGTCAAAGTTTCCGATATCAAACGGGGCAACATCCCATGGATTGAACTCGCCGATCGTGAATTTTTCTGGACAAACAAGCGAGGTTGTTGGGATAAGCTCAATCGCAGTACCTACCCCTTCTACATAATACTCACCGATTAAGTAACTCGATGGCACAACCGCGCCATCGAACGACACTTTAAGTCCATTAGTGAACACAATGCCGTTCGGTGAAGTAAAGGTTTTTTGCCCAATTATGTCAGTGTCGACGTCCAACAAATTTGTAATATTGCTATCGATGATACGGATAACACCTGCTTTAGACGAAGTAGTCCCGTCTTGATAATACAACACATCAAGGGGTGCAGTGATGTAAGGAACTAGATTGATTGCCCCGTTAATATCACGATAGAATGGTCTAGCTACCCATTCTGTTCCATATTGAGGTATGATCTTTTGTTCTGTAGGAATGAGGCCTGCCGGGGTAAGCCTAAGAACAGGATTATCAGGATTTCCAACATAGCTAATCAAATAGAAATTCTCTGCGACTGTAGAATAGAACCCTTGTTGATATAGTCCTTGATTTATGTTCGCAACCATCGCGCCCGAACCAGGAGTTAATACGATATCTGGCCCTCCGATGTATTCTGAAATATTAAATTTAGTTGTATTGGGAATTGCGCTGATAAAATAAACTTGACCGGCGGTGACGCCGCCGAACACTGGGTTATCAAACGTTATTGTTTGATTAACTACCAATTGAGCAGTTGAGCTGGTAGTAAAAGATGCAGTGTCGCAGCTAGTAACTGAAATTGTCAATGGTGCGGTGATCAGATCGTCGTTGACATCATATGGAGTTTCCGCCAGGTACGAAGAGGTATACCCGATTTCATCAACTACCCCGTTGTTATAAAACATAACAGTCAATCCATCAAGAGACGTTATCCCGTCGATGTTTCCTAGTTCAGAAAGAAGAACACCGTTAACTTGATCGAATGGCAATGTACTGACAACACCTACTGTATTGTTGCCTGAAAAGTTATATTGTTCTTGTGCATCTTTGCTAGGAACGGTAAATGTCACTAATCCCGCTGAGGCACCATTGTTGCTTACTCCGTAAACATCTCGTACAGGTTGATTGGGTTGTGAGGGCGAAAATCCAGATACACCGGGTTCACCTTGAATCCAAAACTGTGATTCCTGATCGACTGCAAAAGTATATGTGCCTCCGCGCAATAGAGTTAATGTAGGATTCGACGAACCAGCAAAACTGCCTACTACCTTGATGTCGTAGGTAGAAGCCAAATCAGTTACGATATAATTTTCTGAAGAGAAGACGGAGGCAACAGATACTGTAACTGAAGGAGGTCCTTCAGGCAACCAGTAATACTGGTCGAAGTTGATGATCTTGTCTAAATTAGTAAATGAATCCCATGAATAGAACTGGCTATTGAACAATCTATCATTGTTGTTAGTAACACCGCCATTGATCTTTAATGCGTCGATGATTCCAGGATACGTGATAAAGTCCTGTGCAGTCGATTCGTTTGGTTTAGTGAACACTAATCCCGGATCTAATTGATAATTTCTACGGGTTTTAGTTGGCTCTACTATATAGCTATCCATAGCGTTGACGCCATAACCAAACCTGCTACCAACATATCCCTGGATACGCTGGGATTCGGGCGGATTCACTAATTGATCAAGCGTAGCCGCCAAAAATTGTGCATTAGTTGGAGTTTGAAATATTTCCGGAAGGAAATCGAGTGTCCTGATTCTAGCCATGTATATACTTATCTTACCTGTAATTGAGCGGGTGTTAGGGCCGGTACTACTAATACGTCATTTGCAGTGGCGGCATTTACAAAAATTTCATATGGCATGCATTTAATTTCATATAGGTCCCCGAAAGGTTTGGTGGGATCATTCGATACTAATACAGCAGAACTAATAAGGTCGCCGCACTCAGCGTGCAAGTATGCACTCAGTTCTGAGAAATAGAAAGTATCTCCAAAGTTCCAGTTATTGATATTAAAATAATTATTCATTGCAGCTAGGACAGCACTCCTGATTTCACTATCGCTCGCATTGGTATTGCTATCTTTGATGACTTTGATAGTGCCCTGCAATGCAGCATCCGCTTTAGCGCCAAATAATGGTTTGAACACAACGCTGTTTAGAATTACTGCGTCTGATAGCATCTTGTAGTCTTGTACTTGTCCATATTCTTGGTTGAGTTCATTGATAGTTGGACGAAGTGGTTTAGGAATAGTATTGGTCGTGTCAACGATCCAATTTGTATAAGAAGTATAGTATGCTTGTGTTACGACGTACAAATCAATGATGTTAGTAGTAACAGGGTCGATTCGAGTTGTGTTATTCGAACTGTGTCGATATTGGAAAGCAAGCCCCTGTCTTCCAACTTGCTTCGAATATTGAGGTTGAATTGTCATTATATAATATGGGGTAGTGATCGTTTGGTCTTGTACTGATTTGTAAAATGTGTTTTCTGTGTATGCATAAAACAACTGCCCCAATGGATAATCATACTTTACTGTTTCAATTTGTGAAATTGTTGGGTATTGGTACTCCACAGATGATGAGGGGATGATATACTGTCTAGTAAGATTGATAGGATCTTGCACTGTTTCAAAGAACACATAGATGCCTACGTTTTGGTTTCCAGAAACATATCCAGTTACGCTGCCAAAGAACTCTGGGTTTAGAATTAGTTGTTTATTGTTAATGTCGGTGGCCGCGACTTCAACTTCAAAGTCATTGATGTATCCGTCTGATTCTACTGTCTGCCCTAGAATATTAACTTTGATTTCTCTGCCTAAAGGAACACTGCTTCCATATTGACTATTGATCGGTAATATATTCACGAAGTCTTGAATAATCTTGCCTGTAAAAGGATCATATACTAACTCACCGCTAGAATAGGTAAATCTAGTCTCTGCTACTGATCCAAAGTAATATTTCAATGATCTGTATGCGATAGAATATTTATTTGCCCCAGTGCTTGTAAATTTAACAAAGTAATTTGTATTATTAATAGATTCGATTGACCAGCGCTCTTGGTTGATTGCAATAGAATTATTAAACACAAGAGTAAAATCTTGATTTAATTCCATTCTAATGATGCATTCTTGAATGAGGTTAGTTGATAATGCATTATCAAATACAGGAATTACTTGTGACAATATTGCACCTGACGGAACAAAGCCATTGACTTTTACTGGGCCAGAGCCGTTAGGAAAACTGCCCGAACCGTTGTTCGACCCGTCTCCGATCACATTGAGTACTGTTGTCCAAATGTAATTGTTTTCAGGGGACGGGGCGATACCCGACACCAATCGATTGTTATTGTCGAAGTACTGTCCCGACGGCGCAGTAAATTTAATTATAGCTCCGGTAGTGATATACTTGCAATTATTACTATTGAATGTACCAAGTGAAACCGGGGCTAAGAAACTACCAGTTATATTATAGAAATATCCAGATTCTGCGCCCGTGTCAACTGAACTCGTTTGCCAATAAACAGTACCGTCCCCCGATGCAGTGTTAATGTTGAATCGTTTATACCAAGTATTAGTTGCGTTTCCAGTTGCATCAACATAATACTGTGACGCCCTGGTCAATGCTAGAACCGAAGCGAGTGTATCTGTAAAGAATGCGATAATATCGCTGGTCGTGTTGATAGTCAGCGACAGAAATCCATCATTATTATTTTGAAATAATGCGCCGTCACCAGCAAAAGAATTAGTACTTGAGTATTTACCTGTTGGATCGAGTAAGTCTAGATTCTTAGAAACACCGACAGAAGCACGGTTGATTGCTTTAGATTTAATGATGGAACTATACAATGTATACGGGAAGTTATTGTAGTCTTCTCCATTAACCATTCTATTCTGTGTATAGTAACGAGTAGGAGCACGCTGCTTGATTTCTTGTAGCGTTTCTCTCTGTTGTGCATTGTTGACTGTTAATGGAAGTGTCAACCCCACGGTTAATGTCTCGGGTCGGCCCAATCGACTGATATAGTTGAATGAGACTGAGATACCATTCATCTCTGAGGGTTCTATGCTGTATGTTTGTGCATTGCCTGCACGGACATATGCCCTGAAGTTGCCGATCGGAATAGCAGAAAATACACCGTCACCAAATACATAAGTTACTTGATCGTTAAAGCGCGAATTTACAGAGAATAGTTTTCTACTTGATTTTTCTTTTTGCAAATATGCATCTGCGTATACGCTATCAACTTTTTTCCATTCCGTTCTAGTCCCGTCACTATTAAGTTGGAACAACCAAGTATCTGTATTGTTGATACCTTGAACGTCAATGTCAAATGTTTGATTGGACAATTCTTGTTGGAATGTGAAGTTAACAGTACTAAGAGTACCCTGCTTAAAATAAAAGAAGAAGCCTGATTCAGGACTACCAAAACCCAATTTATCATTGCGATACAGCATGTTGAATTTGCCGCTCGGTGCAGGTGGAACTTCATATATGTAGTCTTCGTTAAGTGAAGTTGCACTGACTAATTCAAAATTCATTGTTTGACCATCGATAGACGATGTAAACGGAACAATAGGCAAACTGTTTGGTGGAATTTGAATCGAATACTCAGATGTGGTCACTCCCAGTAGGTCAGCGATATTGCCCGGGCGACCTATTTTTTGTGTACTGATAAGTGATGCGTTCACGATTGTGTTGAATTGCTCAAGCCAATTTGGATTTGCAGGGTCATTCCATAATACAGGAATGTTGCTCAGGTTCAATCCGTTAATGTCAGTTATGTTTTGTGTGGTCTTGATACTAGTAACTTTGAGATAACCACTAGACTCGATGTTACGTTTTGGAGTATACCCAACCAAAGTAGCTAGTTTAATAACAGAATCTCTACGCTCGGCAGTATCGATGAAGTTTTCGCGCGCATTCAGGTCATTGCGGAAAGCAAGTCCTTGACCCATGAATGCCATGACATCGAGAAGGGCGATGAATTCAGATGATTCAACATAGTCATTAAAAGTCTCAGGATAGTAATTCCGCAAATAATCAATAAAACTCTTCCGAAGGGTTTCATAATCATAGCTTCTGAAATCAGATTCTTGGAAGGTCTGATAGATAGTCTTCCAATCATTTGCTCCGAATAATGATGACTGTCTTGAGGATGTGGCCATAGAGTTGCTCTCTTTTGATATATTTATCATTCGGAAAAGAGCGTAGTTTGATTAAATCAGTCCTGCACTACGAGAATTTCTGTCAAAGTAGATGTTGACTACTGCTGGTTGATTATATGGATTTATAGCTACCTGAAGTTCAATTAATATGCCATTCTCTTTAGGAAACGATTTTACGTAGGCTAACGTCATTCTAGGATCTTCACTCGCCAGGCGCCTGATCTCGTTTTCTAGTTGAAACTGTACATCTCGTGTATTAGGTTCAAACAAGAATGTCCACAATGTGGTTCCGTAAGCAGGTTGACCTACCTTTTGACCTTTGGGAATGTTTAACGCATTCAAGAAGTCTTGTATCACTAGCGGCGCGTCTACCAATCTAAATTTCTTTCCCCAGTTCAAAGGTTCTAGTATAGAACCAAAGCCGCCGTCTAGACCGCCGATCTGATCTGTGCCAAATCCTCCATTGGGGGGACTGATTGGGTTAGTCGTCTTTGGTTTATTTGCATTGATCGTGCTGAATCCTATATATGTTGCCATAATATTTCCTTATAATTTTATTTATCCGTTTGACCATCAAACAAATGTCTCTTCCTCATGTACTATTTCGACCAATGTTAGAGACCGTTGTTGTCGATGACGCTAGCGCGTTAAAGAGAGATGCGACATCGCGCGATGATCCCGATAGGCTATCGCTTCCAGTTGTTCGTGTTCCGGGATTTGGTATTCCGGTTAAAGTAGACGTGATACTTTGTACTGCCGACACTACACCGGTTCCCGAAGAGCTAGAATTGATGTTTACTCCTCTCGTTCCGGAACCCAATTCATCTAGTCGTTCTAGTAATCGCAAACGTGCCGGATCATTGACTGTCTGTTTCCAAACCAAACGCAATTGGGTGATAGTTGGATCACCTTGCGGTAAGTTGCGTTCCGCAGCATAGAATGCATTCTTTGCTTGCTCGATCTTTTGGTCCTGTTGACCTAACTCATCTTGTACTTTAAATATTTCATTACTAATATTAGTTAGAGCCGCGATAGCATTCTGTAAATCGGGTGGCACTTCCCCTAGTAGATTTGGTAACGGAATCTTAGGATTACCTAACAAATTACTTATTTTTGCTGTTATTGCTTCTCTAGCAAAGGTATTAAATCCAACTTGCGGCAACTTGATCTGTGATTTACCACTAGACGATAGGCTCGCCAATATAGAAGAAAGCTGTGACCCTTCTCCAATAGATAGTCCGGTTGCAATCAATGAACCCAGTGAATTGTTTTTACCTATAACGCTATTCACGATGTTAGGTAATCCGTTCATTACTGCCGACTGTGCATCTTTGATAAGCCCAGAAAGTTTTTCTGCTCCCGGAATAGAATTAGTTATGTTTACTGCTTTATTCAAAACAGTAGAAATAGAATTTAATCCTGCAGGTAATGAACTAATACCACTTGAAATAAGCGAAGCGACGGATGACTTCGAGCCCGACTGAGTAGCCGAAGCTGCCTTGATCAGAGATGATATTCCCCCTGATATACCCGATGATCCTGCACCCGAAATATTAGTGACATTATCTACTGCATTCTGTACTTTTCCTGCGACATTTCCCAGATTAGCGGTAGCAGTAGTAGTGGAGTTAATGATTCCGGTAATTCCACCTATAGTAGTTGCGTTTGCGGTATCAGAGCTACTAGCACTAGCAGCCGATCCGTGCTGTATGACTGAAGCTACCCCAGTAATACCGGCAATAGTATCGTTGATTGACCCGGCAGAAATATTATTGACTACGCCGTTAACGGCGTTGTTCAATAACCCAGATATAGGACCGCCGGTTGATCCTACTGCATTGTTTACTGCACCGGTGAGGATTCTTGCTAAGCCGGCATTCGCTACTCCTGCTATCTGACTACCTAATCTGGCGTCCACTGAACCGGTTACACTACCCAATGCGCTGTTGATCGCACCACTGACACCATTTTGAACTAACCCCGCAACTTTTTGCCCTGCGATTCCACCTTTAGCGATGTTTAGTATTCCGCCTATGCCGAACGAATTGCCGCCGGTTATGACACCGGCAGCAAGTTTACCTAATGACGAGAATGTTAGTACGCCGCCGATGGACACTGCGCCGCTGCCGCCGAGACCCGCTAGCCCTGCCAATCCACCAAGACCGCCGAGCCCTGCCAATCCACCTAATGCTCCCGCTGCACTACCTAATCCACTTAATCCACCTAAGGCTCCCGTTGCATTACCTAATCCACTTAATCCACCTAAGGCTCCCGTTGCATTACCTAATCTACTTAATCTGTCTAATCCACTCACCACCCCAGACACATTAACCGACGATCCACTTAACGAACTGATTAATGAACTACCCAGCTGAGTTATTTGACTGGAATTTAATGCCTTGCCGGCTGCTGCTGATTGAGCAATAGCAGATAAGCTCTGTGCTACACCCGGAGTCAATGGCACGAACGAACTAACAATAGATTGGAACGCCGCTGCGGCTACTCCTCTGTCAGCGATTGATGCACTAGCTAAGTCGCCGCCGGTTGAATTTGAATTACCGAATAATCCACCGATCGATTGTGAGATGCCCCCTAATCCGCCTGTAAGAGATGCTAGTTTTCCGGCAACGCTCCCTGCACCAATAGCCCGCAATGCGTTAATGACTGTACTTTGCCCGTTTGGGATTGAGCCTAGTACTCCTGATGCTGGACTTCCCAATGGGTTTAGTACTTGAGTTAGTGCCCCAATAATACTATTTCCAAATTGATTAATATTTCCATTAGGTGCGTTCGTGCTTGATCCAGCAGTTGAACCACCTAACGCATTTTCGGCGCCGCTAACAGCAACAGATTGTGTGGCATGTTTTACCGCATGAACTGTTTGTGATACCCCCACAGTTGCTGCGGCAGTTATTAATCCAGAAAGCATACTGGGTGACTCTTTGCCGGTGATGACTCCAATCATTCCCAAAGCCTTCTGCGCTTTCTGCA